TCGTTAGCGATAACGGTTGGCATTACACGACGAATAACTGGAAGAATTACACGGTTTAATGTAGCAATATTACCAGCGGTTGTTGTACCTGCTGTACTTTCAGCAAGTAACTGCTTTTTGGTGTTCTCTAAGAGAACACCCATTGTTGAGCGGCGAGTGCCTTTTAAGCCTTCTAACAGGGCATCTTTGGTCTCGTCCCAACGGCTTTCTAAGAGTACTTTTGACATTTTATATTTTCTCCTATTATGTCTTTAATTAAGCCCTGCCAGACGCTTGATCTCTATAACGTTATCACGTTCTTCGATTTCAACTTCTTTTTTGGCAGATTTATCACCAGTAACTTCTGAAACAACTGTAGATTCTGATATAACTTGTTTTTGTGTACCAATTTTATCAGACCCAGTGTTCAAAACTGCTGGTAGATATTTATCGAAAGCGCCTTTCAAATTTGGTGTCTGTACGCTTTCAAGTAAACTTCGCATTACTGTTGCTTTTTCTTTGTTAAGATTTTTCAACAATCCATCCATTGTTTTTTCACGCTGGACAGATTCTTTAATAATACGAATTTCACGATCCTTGTTTTCCATCAGTTTTTGCGCTTGTGTAAGCTTACTGATAGATTCATTTAACTCTTTTTCTTTTCGTTCAAGTTGTGCCATTACATTACGTGTTTCTGCCTTATCACTTAGATAGCTGACAGAGAACTCACTTGCAAACGCTTCAAATAACTTACGACCAAAATTATTTTCACGTGCAGACTTGATATCTTCCTTGAGTTGTGATAGTTCACCTTTGAGATGTTTGGTAACAACTTTGTTCATTCTGTTTGCACTTTCAGCTACAAACTTTGCCTTAAGTGCTTCAAGTTGTTTACGTCCTTCAGCAACTAATTTGACCTTTGCTTCAACAACTGCTTTTTTATCTTGTGAGAATTCTTTGATTTCACGTGCTAATGCGTGAACAATAAATTTCTCAAGCTTTTGTTGATTTTCCATTGTTAATTTACGATCATTGCGCAACTCTTTGATTTCTTCGGCTAGTTTAGTAACCATGAATTCATTGAATTTTGTTGCTTGTTCCTGTAATTGAACTTTGGCTTTTACACGGTCTTCATTCATTGCTTGTCTTTCATTGTGAAATTCTTTGATTTCGCTAGAAAGATTTTCTGTTACCATTTTATCAAGGGCTTCAACCATCACACTACGGTCATGCTCATAGCGTTGTGCAAATTCTTCGCGTAATTCTGCACGAACTTGTTCACGGGCTTCAGTTAACTTAGATTCCCAGGCTTCGTTTAATTCACGCCCGATATCTTCATTAATAAGTCCACTCTCAAGTAATGGCTTTATAGCATCAAACATTTGATGTTCCCCTTTTATTTTATTTTGAGATCCTTGATGAGGCGTTTTACTTCCTCAGCTAGAAATCTCTGTACTTTTTTGTCGCCTTTTGCTTCTCTAGCGATATCTAAAACTTTATGACCATGCTTCATATTGATGAGGCTTTCGTATATTGCTTTAGGATATGCGTTAGGGGCGCTAGGTTGTGCGACTATATCTACAGTGATTATTTCAAAATCACTGACCTTTCCATCCAAATCGTTAACGTTACCACTGCCACGACTTGAAACGCCTAATTTCACTCCACTTTGTAACATAGTTTTAACTAATTCACCCATTGGAGTTGGTAATATTTTTAATTTACCATAACCGTTAGGACCGTCCATCCACATACTAGTAATCATATGTGATACACGATCCAAATTAATCTTTAAGTCATCAGGATGATCAACTTCACCTAGAACACTGTATCCAGATGAAATTTGTTCATTTAATGTGTTAACAGCAGTCTCGATTTCAGTAACGGGGTAAACACGCTCATTTGCGTTTTTAACCCCGCCCTGAATGAAAATGCCCTTCATATAAAGGGATTTTCCATTGTTGTCATCTAAACTTTCGACCACCATATTAGCGCGGTCGAAAGTTAGATTTTCTCTGAGATACAAAGCCATTGTCTCCAGTTATTACTTAGCTACAGGACTCTTAGTGCCAGTTGCTGCATCTTTAGTTACTGGCTTAGGTGTAGAGCCTAAATCTTGAGTCTTATGTCCAGGTGCATTCTTGAACTTGCTTGCGCCTTCTACATCTTTGTGTCCAGGTGCTGCACGGCCAGTTTCTGTACTTGTACTTGCTTTAACAGGCTTGCTTGCCATTCCTGCTTGACCTGCATTAGCAGCTACTGGGCTCTTTGTTTGTACACCATTGTCACCGTGTGTTACAGAAACTTTTTGAAGTTGTACAGCTTCCATAACTTCTTCTTCGTCGCCCATATCTTCGTCGCCCATGTCTTCCATGTCTTCCATGTCTTCGTCATCTTGACCCATGATTTCTTCGAATTCTGCCATGAGTTCGTCAAGTTTATCTTCTAACTTAACAACACGGTCTTCTAATTCACCTTCATCATGATCAGCTTCCATGTCATGTGTCATTTCGTCGCCCATGTCTTCGGCTTCATCATCAAATTCAATGTCAGCTTCATCTTCTTCAGCTTCAGTCATACCTGATTCTTCAGCATTAATTTCATCAAGTAAGTCGCCTACTTCGCCGACCATTTCTTCGCCGTCGCCCTCGTCTATCATTTCGTCGTCCATCATTTCTTCGTCCATGATAGACTCATAAATTTCACGGCTCTTTTCTACAACGATTTCATGAAATAATTCACGTGCTTGTTCTTCATTCTCATTGATGATCAAATCAATGAGTGTTTCAAATTTTTTGTTGTCCATTGTAAAGTTCTCCTGGGTAAATGGCTTGTAATATATTTAGTAGGCATTAAAAAAAATAGCACAATATAGTGCTATTTTTTGCGTTTTTTATAAAAACTACTAGTTTTATGTTTAAAGTGACGGAGCACCAGCAGATTCTTCTTTATTTTGTTTATACTGTTGGCGTATTTTTTTAAGGTGCAATGATTTTTCGTAGTTACGCACATCCATCATTTTTCGTAATTTGCGTATTTGTTTAAGTGTTAATTTTGTTTTTCTAGAAGTTCTCCACACAGGTTTACTGTTATCATCTTGTAAATCCTGATAACCTTGCACTGGCGGATCGAACATTTCGGACAAATACATAGTTAATTATTTATGCTAAACCACCCGGAGTTGCGGGTGCTGTTGCTGCTGTAGCTTGCGGTGATGTAGCTACACCGCCGCCGACTGGCCCTGCTATTTCGGGTGCCATTTCACCCTCAGGTGGAGTTTCAGCCATTTCTTCTCCTGTTTGTATATCAGTTTCTATATCACCTGCTGATACACCAATATTTCTTAAATCAGTACCCTTTGGCTCATTAACAACATCTTCACTATTTTCTTCATGCCATTGTTTTTCGTTTTTAGCTATTTCTTCTTCTGTCAAGCCTAAGAATCTTTCTAATGCAAAACGTTTGCTTATGTATGGAAAACTTTCCATAGTTTGGAATGTGCCAACTCTTGCTGTGTCTAGTTCACTTTGACGATAGGCTGCAAAATTTTGAGGTGGGTTAAACGATAATTGAAACAATCCACTATCTATGTTAAAACCTCTCCAACGTAAGAATAGTTTAAATTCTTCGTCCAGTTTCATTGCGATATAGTTTTGTAAACGTTCGCAGTATTGATTGAATCTAAATTCTTGAATCATAGCAGTACCAACACGACCATCACTTAATGGGGTTGTATTATCGTCTGGGCCAGTTGGTAGATAGCTACTAGGTACACGCAAACCACGAGCCAATCTGTTATTAAAATAACGTAAGTCATCTATTTCACCCAAATTTTGTCCACCAGGTAGAACTTCTACAGAAGATCCTCGTCCATCCGCAGTAACTGGGAAGAAGTAATCTTCATTCATTGAATTTTTTACAAATATACCAGCTTCAATAGCAAAAGTATGATAATCATGCCAGCGATGATATCCATCAATTGTTATTGTACCGGTATCTCTATTTGAGACTTTGGTTATTTTTACAATCCTATGATTGAAGTTTTCTATTTCTTTTACGAAATGTTTCCAATTCTTGTAACCAAATTTCTCTAGTAACCTATCCATTTTACTATACCCAAATTTATTAAAATCTATTTTACACTGGGCATTTTTATAATCTATTGGTTCGCTGTTATTTTCTTTAACTAAAGTAAGTAATTTAGAATTTTTATCACACAATGCTAATACGTCTTTTTTATTTTTATTCCCTAATTTAACAATGTCAGTAACAATTTGCAGCATATCGAATGTTAGATTCAACGGTTGATTTTTTATTTTTACTCTATATTCGCAGTTGGATCTTACTTGTTTTAACATTTCTGGATTATTCGATAGATACTCTTTACGAGATTTACTCATTGACTCTTTGTATCTAGCAGCAACATCAGGATCATTTTGTCTTAGCCATATTGCTTTTTGTTGTGCCGCACGAATGTTCCACAATGCAACTAAACGTTCATCATTTGACATATTATTCCAATTATCTTTCAATGTATTGGAAATTTTAGAAGTCATTGTGTCACGATATTCATCCGTCATAGATTCCCAAAAATCTTTCTTTTGAGCAGCATGATACAAGATATGATCTGTTTTATTCATGTAAGTTAAGTTCCTAGGATCATTATTGAATCTATTAGAATCTTTGTGATGTATTACTGTCCTAGGTGCTAATGCGTATTCTGTTAAATAATTAAATTCTTGATGTTTACCTTTTGAGCGGAAGAACTCGCCGACCATTCTATGAGTCCAAACCCATTTCTTTTCTTCGTGGTCCCATACCTGCTGATATTCATTTGTTTTAGCACCTGAAATTTTCTTGTTCATAGTATTAAATGCTATTAAACTATCTTGCTCAGTCAAATCTTTTGCTTCAACGAAACCTTTACCGAATACAGGTATTTTGTGGTCGGGGGTGCAAACGAAAGTTTTACCATTATCAAGTGTTAATTCTATAACCTCTGTGTCTTTTCTAGTTACACCTGCCCAATTAATGACACCAGGCACAACCTTACCGGTCACTGGATCACAACTATACGCCCAATTTTCCTTACCTTGCTCAAACTCAGTAATAATTTCTTTTAGCGGTAATGTTCTACCATCTAATAAAGGAATTCTTGTTTCTAAATCTAAACATAGGGGGTTATATGTAGCATCAACGATACTTGCGCCACCGTAAACACTTGGAATTCTACGCTGATGGATCTCGTTTTTAATGCGTTCTACGAATGCCATAGCCATATGACTTGGCATATTACCTACATCAATCTTAAACATTCTACGTTCTGGAGCACGTTGCACACGATAAATTAATACCGCGTCTTCTAATAATTCTTTTTGCTTGTATACTTTAAAAATATTCTCTAATATACTTTGTCCAAAAGGCCAAAAACGGTCAAGACCTTCTGTCAAACTTAAATGGACAATATGTTTTGCATCTATGGCTGACTCACTTTGGCCCAAAGTAAATCTGCTACCACTTGTATTATATGGCATAGCTGGAACAGTATAAGGTGTGTTTGTGCCGCCACCTGTACCACCTAAACCAGTTGCTGGGTTAGCAGCAAAGTCAGTATTTGTTTTTTGTGCAACGCTTAAGTTTTGCAAGTTGATATTAAGGTCTTTTAATACATACTGTTCTGGTTTTTTACCTTCACTTTCATTTACGATAACCTTAATAACTTTAACCATATCAACCCAATATAACTTAAAGTTTTCAGGATCACGTACAAATACTTGGTCACCGTATTTTATAACATTTCTGAAAATTTTGAAGATTCTGGTGTCCATTTCATTTAATTTACACCATTGTTGAAGTTGAACTTTTAGTAATTCTACTTCGTGTGGTGTTGGGGTTTCTTTAAAATCAAACTGAAATGGTGTTTTATTATGTTCGTTTTTTTGTGTTGAGAATTCGCTTATAATGTCCAAACATGCATTAATTTCTGCATCAACGTCCATCATTTCATATTGATTGTATCGTTCTATACGATTGGGATGCCCTGTATATACTTCAGGCAAACGACTCATGTAGTTTTTATAACCAAATTCTGTGTTATTCCAGCCGCCAGTAGGCATTCCATTTTGCCCTGGGCTTCCGTTCCAGGCCCCTGTATTACTGTTTATACCAGAAATAGGGCTCGATACACCACTACGATTTAGGAATTTTTTCTTGTATGTCATGTTATCTTACGTTTGTATACTATTTAGTTAATTAAATAGCATTTTTATATAACTTATCTTGAATGCTTACGCTCATGTCTAATCTATCTAGCATAGCTGATAGTTTGGTTTCCATAATTGTTTTTAATTCTAAGTTAACTGCTAATAATTCACTTAAACTACTATTGGTTGATGTAATGTTAGTAGTGTTGATTGTGTTTGTGTTTTCAAAGTCATTAGCAGACATTTTAGATAATTTTTCTAAAATTGAATTAGCCGGTAATGGTACAATTGCTTCTGTGCCGTGAGCCATAATATCTACAGGATATCCTGATGTTGGACCACTCATAATTGCGCCATTTCTAGCTTGAAAATGGACTGGATCGTTTGGTACTTTTTGAAATAATCCTTGATTATTGAAAGCCTGTACTGCTTGTGAATCAGTATATTGTTGAATATCTACTGCTAATCCATGTTCATGAACGCTAGTACCGGGTTTTCCTACAC